TAATATTTATTAAATCCTAATTTCTTTAGAATTTCTTTAGTTTTAAGGTTTGTTATTTGTTCTAATTCAATTCTCTCTTTTTTTATTTGTAATTTAATATTTTCAATGACTTCAGGAGGTATTTGAGTAGTTTCTTTCCCTTGAAACTGCGCTAATATTTCTTTAAAATGATTAATTCTTTTATAAGCATAAAAGCATACTTCTTTAGGAGGTTCTTTATAAGATGGTTTTTCATTTTCAATTAGGTATGGAATATTTCTAGAACAATTATTACAAATTAAAATACCTTCATCTTCAAGAGGAATTAACTCGCCTTTATAGCAATATTGACAAATATCTGTTTGGCAAACAAATGAGTTTACATCTAAAAAAACATCATCAATATTACATAAATATTTTTGTACAATATTATTATTTTTAGTTTGATTTATTGTATTTAAAGTATCATCTTGTTTAATTTTAAAAAAAGTATTTAATAATTTATTTTTATTTGAAACATCAGAGGAGGCTCCAGATGATATATTTTTTTTATTTTCAAAATAATCAAAAATAAATTTAGAATTATCTAAAAAATATTCTTTCTTTTTACTTTTTAATTCTTTTATGTTACTTGTAATTTCTTTAATACGATCAGTCATATCTAATTTTTGTTCAATTGTTAGGCCTGGATTTGTCAATTTTAATTCTAGTTCTTTTTTTTCAGCTTTTAAATCTGGAATTTTATCGTTTTCATTTTTAGAAAACTCATTTAAAAATTCTTTGTGTTTACCATCTAATGTAATTGATTTTTGTTTGTTAAACTTTATTTTTTTGTTAGTTTTAGGCTTAAAACTAGGCATTTCTCTTTAATAAGAAACATAATATTTATTTAATTGATAATAAAGACTAAATATATTTTAAACAAGTTTAAAGATTATAATACTTTTCTTATTTTTTTATAAAATGGATATTAAAATTAAAATGGATAATTATTTAGAAAATACTAATATTAAAATAGATAATATTAAATTTCAAAAAATGTTATTTCTTTTTAATGCTATTGAGGAAGGATGGTCTATTAAAAAGAAAAATAATTCATATGTATTCTCAAAAAATCACGAAGGAAAAAAAGAGGTGTTTGAAGATAATTATTTGGATCAATTTATGAAGTCTAGTTTTGATATGAGATCTGTTATTTCTTAGATGTATTACAGTGTAAAATATTTTTACTAAAATAATTATTGTTTTATTTTATTTTATTGAAATTTTATTTATTTCAATAAAATTACTTTAGAAATATATATATATTTTAAATATTAAATTAAAAAAACATTTTAATGATAATATGCTAACAAATTATAAATCATAACTTAAATATTTATTTTTTTATAAAATTTAATTAATTTGAATTAATTTGAATTAATTTGAATTAAATTAAATTTCAAAAAATTTTTTTCTTTAGCCATAATATAAAATGGGAGGTGGTTTAATGCAATTGGTTGCCTATGGCGCACAGGACGTTTACCTTAAAAACCTGTAGGGTAGAAAAACAACAGGGAATATCAAAAAAATAAGATATTCATAAAGCCTTTTGTGGATGCTTTTCTTTTATAGAAAGTACCACTGTTGTTAATCAGGGAAATTAAATATATTAGTTAATGATTTAATTTGAAAAACCCTGGTAAGAAAATCAAACTGCTTGAAACCCCTAAAACTTATTCTACTAAGCAATTTTTGTGAGAAAATTGTGGCCAAGACAAAGACCTTGGGTATAGTAAAAATGAATAAGATGATTTGAATTTTAAAGTTCAAAGAAATGGGCAATGAGCATCCAAGCTTCTTTAAATAATAATATTTAAAACAATATAAATACAAAATAAAAATACAATGTATAAATAAATGTCTTGCGAAATTACTGATATAATATGTGATAAATGTGAATTTAATTTCCCAATTAATAATTACAGAAAATACAGTGAAAATAAATTCGGAAAAACATGTAAAAAATGTTTAAATGAATTAGATAAAACAAGAAAGAAAAATCTTAGACAAAAAAGGTCAGAAACTGTTTTTGTAAAATGTGAAAAATGTCAAGAAGAAAAGGCATTAAAAAATTTTGCGAAACTAAAAAAGTTTTATAAAAAAAAGATTTGTGTTTCTTGTTATCCCAAATTTTTAACAGAGCAAAAAACTGAATGGTGTAAAAACGAACATAATACAAATATGAATTATAGAATAAAAAAATCGTTAGCCGCACGTTTAAGAAGTGTTCTTGTTAAAAATGATTCAACTATGAATTATATTGGATGTAATATTCAATATTTAAGAGAGTGGTTTGAATATAATTTCACAAGTGAAATGAATTGGGATAATTACGCATCATATTGGTCTATTGACCATATTATACCTACTTGTAAATTTGATTTAACTTTAGAAGATGAAAAATTTAAATGTTGTAACTGGTCTAATTTAATGCCTGTTACTATTAAATATAATTCATCTAAAAAAGAAATAGATATGAATCAAATTAATTTTATTGTAAATAAAATAGAAAAATTTAAAGAAGAAGGTTCAACGACTAAATGGTTTTCGAAAGAATTTATATTAAATAAAGAATTTGCTGAAATGAAAGCAAATATAAATTCTTTTTAAGATATAGTCTAATCCTTATTGAAAGATAAGGTAGAGGAAATGTACAGGTAATCCTCAAATTACTTTTTGGAAAGTTACTTACAGACGTTACACAAACTTTGCTATTGAATCAATTGAGCAAACTTTCAACGGACAAGCCGATTTCGGTCGTCGTGTCCAATGTACTATCAGCCGAAACGGTGATTTGGCTTACAGAACATATCTCCAAGTTACACTTCCCGAGATCAACCAACTTATGGGTCTTGGAAACTACTCTGCCAACGCAAACAATGGTGTGTATGCTCGTTGGTTAGATTACCCCGGTGAGCAACTTATTGCTCAAGTTGAGGTCGAGATTGGTGGTCAAAGAATCGATCGTCAATATGGTGACTGGATGCACATCTGGAATCAGCTCACAATGACCTCTGAGCAACAACGCGGATACTTCAAGATGATTGGTAACACCACTCAACTTACCTTCATCACTGATCCCTCTTTCTCTGATGTTGATGGCCCTTGCGACTCCTTGGCTCCTCGTCAAGTGTGTGCTCCCCGTAATGCTCTTCCTGAGACAACCCTTTACGTGCCTCTTCAATTCTGGTTCTGCACCAACCCTGGTCTTGCCCTTCCCCTTATTGCTCTCCAATACCACGAAGTCAAGATTAACCTTGATATCAGACCTATTGATGAGTGCTTGTGGGCTGTTACCACCTTGAACTGCAACACAAACCCTTATACTCCTACTGTTGAGGGTGTTAATGCTGGTCAATACAACGTTGGTCGCCCTGTTCCCGCTACCATTGCTTACAATCAATCTTTGGTTGCTGCCTCTTTGTATGTTGACTATGTGTTCTTGGATACTGATGAGCGCAGACGTATGGCCCAAAATCCTCACGAGTACTTGATTACCCAACTTCAATTCACTGGTGACGAGTCTGTTGGTTCTTCCAGTAACAAGATCAAGTTGAACTTCAACCACCCCGTGAAGGAGCTCATCTGGGTCGTCCAACCCGATCAAAACGTGGATTATTGCTCTTCTTTGACTTGCGATGCTCTTCTTTTCAAGGTGCTTGGTGCCCAACCCTTCAACTACACTGATGCCATTGATGCTCTTCCTAATGCCGTCCACGCTTTCGGAGGTCCCGCCTCTGTTGCTGCTGATAGCCGAGCCTTCATTGATGCTCGTGGTCTTTTCCAAGACGCTGGTGCTTTGGATTATATCCCTGAAGCTGGTTTCACTGGATACTGGCACGGTCCTTCCAACCCTTACAATGAGGCTAATCTTGGTGGTCAAGCAGTTCCATTGCCTACTACTGATCCTCTTTACACATCTGGTTCTCATTTGGATAACTCTGGTGTGTCTGATGCTGGTACATTTGTGCTCACTGAGACCTCTTTGGACATGCATTGCTGGGGCCAAAACCCCGTTGTCACTGCCAAGCTCCAATTGAACGGCCAAGACCGATTCTCTGAGCGTGAAGGTTCTTACTTCTCTTGGGTTCAACCTTACCAAGCCCACACCAGATGCCCTGATGAGGGTATTAACGTGTACAGCTTTGCTTTGAGACCTGAGGAGCACCAACCCAGCGGCACATGCAACTTCTCCAGAATTGATAACGCCACACTCCAATTGGTGCTCTCCAACGCTACCGTTGAGGGAACCAAGACTGCTAAGGTCCGTGTGTATGCTACCAATTACAACGTGCTCAGAATTATGTCGGGAATGGGGGGGTTAGCATATTCCAATTAAGGACCTTATATCGTGTCATTTTTTATACAATTTAATATTAATAAATTTAATATTAAATATTTAAAATTAAATTATAATTTAAAAATATAATTTTAAATTATAAAAATGCAAGCCAAACTTGATGAATTAGAAAGTCAGGCGAATGTTTGTGACCCATCAAAGGTTATACCTCAAATAGCAACTGCGTTGTATCTATTCGAAACAAAAAAAGGAGGACAGGCATTTAA